TAAATCTTTGTTTATGTGTCACGTTGCTGCTGCAGCACTTCTCCAAGGCAAGAATGTTCTATACATTACTTGTGAGATGGCAGAAGAAAAGATTGCAGAGCGTATCGATGCTAATCTTCTCAACATCAATATCCAGAAACTCGCTGAGTTGCCTCGTATGATGTTTGAAAAGAAGATTATGCAACTAGGAAAGAAGACTCAAGGTAAGTTAATCATCAAAGAGTATCCAACTGCTTCGGCACACGTTGGTCACTTTAAGTCTTTGATTGCTGACCTTGCGTTAAAGAGAAGCATTAAACCTGATATTATATTTGTAGACTATCTCAACATCTGTGCCTCTCAGAGGTACAAAGGATCTATTGTAAACTCGTACACTTATGTTAAAGCGATTGCTGAAGAACTCAGAGGACTTGCTGTCGAAAGTAACGTCCCGATTGTCACCGCGACACAAACGACTCGCTCTGGTTTTGGGAGTTCTGATGTTGATCTCACTGATACGAGTGAATCCTTTGGTCTCCCTGCTACTGCTGACCTCATGTTTGCTCTTATCTCGACTGAGGAACTTGAGGGGATGAATCAGATTATGGTTAAGCAGTTGAAGAATAGATATAATGATCCGACTATGAACAAACGATTCTGTGTCGGCATTGACAGAGCGAAGATGCGACTCTATGATGTTGAAGATTCTGCTCAGACTGATATCGTTGACTCTGGTCAAGAAGATCTAGAAAAGAATCTAGTCAAACGTTTCACTTCCAACAAACCTTTCGATGCACTCTCCTATGATTGACTTTTTAAAATACGCACAGTTCGTCAATGCTGTGACTTCAAGCGAAAGTAAGTGTGGAGACGCATTTACAGAACGAATTGCAGACCTGCATTATCAAGACTTTCCTACAGAAAGGATGTTGACTGCTGCACTAGGACTATCTGCTGAGGCAGGTGAGTTTACTGAAGTAATCAAAAAGATTATGTTCCAAGGTAAACCTGTCAATGAAGAGAACATGTTTCATTTGAAGCGTGAACTCGGTGACATCATGTGGTATTTTATGCAAGCATGTATGGCACTAGATGTATCTCCTGAGGAGATCATCGAAATGAATGTGGACAAACTAAAAGCACGTTACCCAGGTGGCGAGTTTGATGTTCACTTCTCTGAAAACCGTAAACAAGGTGACGTATGATTGGTAAACTAGACCCAGATGAAAGGGTTCTTGCTGAAGCACAACCCATGCAACTCACATCAGAAATGATGCATGAGATTAACTGCCTTATGGCACATACTAAGAAGGATGGTTCCTATAACTGGTTACCTACTGATCAGTATGAGATTCAAATTGCAGGTACTTTTGCTGCAGACAAATTCATTGTTATCAAGAATGTGTCTAAGAATCCTTGGGTTCCTTCAGAACCTCATCCCAACTATGACTATGAAAAAAAGGAGTTTAAAACATGATGCATTTATTTGCAATTAACCCAGTAGAAGCATGGAATGAAATCTCATGGGCAGACGCAGTGCCCTTTATGATTTGTTTGTTTGGATTGTACTGGACTAAAAAATGGATTGATCTTAGGTTCGCAAAGAAAGGATCTAAGATTGTATACAAAGTTAAGATCGTAGAAGATGAGAGGGGATAGACACTGGGATCCAGTAGAGGATCTTGAGAAAGAACTCATCAACGAACTTAAAGATATCACCAAAGCACTTGGTGGTACTATGTGCCAGTTACAAAGGTGTAACAGCATGGGTAGACAAAGTAAGGTCATTCAGATAGAATACAATGTGGAGGAGACTAAACGTTGAGAAAAGTATGGCGAATATGGGCAAAAGCACTTGGCGACAAATCTGGTAAATCTGACAAAGAGGCAGACTTTGTTGCTATAATTCGTACATTCATTTTCATTCAACTCGTAGTCACCAACTGTTTCATCGTTGCAGGTAACATCAGACACTGGAACGATCATTATACACGACCTCATTATGAACATATTCGTGACTGACCGAGACCCTATCGTTTCGGCACAATCCTTACCCGACAAGCATGTGGTCAAGATGCCACTCGAAACTTGTCAAATGCTTTCTATTGTTTTTTCACACTGGTACTTTGACTGGGGTGATGATCTAGTAAAGAAGATTGATGGCACACCATACAAGACACAACATGGTGCATTCCGTAATCATCCATGTACACAGTGGGCAGGAGAATCCTTTGCAAACTGTGCATGGTTGATTCAACATGGTTGTGCATTGTCTAGAGAATACACTCATCGCTATGGCAAACAGCACGGTTGTGCTGAGACATTATGGGAAGCAAAGAAAACATTTCACAGGTTCAGTGAGAAGGCGATTGTTATCTGGAAACAAGTAGAGAACTTTACTCGTGCAATGCCAGAGCAATGGAAGTATAATGATAAGATAGATACTATCACTGCATACAGATTGTATGTTTCCAGTAAACCATGGGCACCCAACAACTATCTGCGTGACCCATCTCGTAAACCCATTTGGATGAACTATCTTACATCATGAAGGAATTTGATTATGACCTCGATTACAAGAACCTTGATTTTACAGTTGAAGAAAATCGCAAACTTTATCGTATTGGAAGGGGAGAGCAAGGAGTGCTACTGGTACGCCCTTACACTAACGATATATGCTCTCATTGGAGATTTGTAAATGAAGATACTGCTCGCCAATCTGCTGCTAAAATATACGAGATGTTCGTTGAATTTCGACGGAGGAAAGATTTTATTGGAATGGACATGGCGAGGAAATTCTTGGAGATGGGTTTTACACGAGCAAGAAGGTACGCTAATCATTCAAGCGGACGCAAGTACACTAAAGGTGGTAAAGTTAGACCGCAAGAAGTAGACTGGAAGACGAACGAGAAAGCAAAGGCAGCAGCAGTCTTTAAGGAAGTCCGTGATAAAGCAGCATACGACCCTAAATATCAAGAGATGAGAAAGATTTGGAGATCTGAAGAGTAATGGCAGTAAAAGTTCCTGCACAGAATAAGAGAGCATTTGAAGATGTCATGGATGCCCTTGGTGGCGATGACTATGCTTACTATCTTTTTGATGTGACTAAGATTGAACAACCAGATTCAAAGAAGAAGGTGCAGATTGCAATCAAGGTCTTAGTTCCTCAGGCAAAAAGGGCAACTGCTACATCAAATATCAGTGGTGCACTACAGAAAGCAGGATATGAAATACAACCTCAGAAAGCAAATGAGATTAATGTTCCTATCACAAAAGATAAGAAGCAGTTCATAAGAATCTCAGTCAAACCAGAGAACACTAAAGGTTCTGGTGGTGGTGCAGCAGCAACTAAGATACAAGAGACAGCACAGTGTGTGTATGCTGCTATGAGATATTACTGTGGTGATGTAAAGAACTTTACTATTGATGATTATAAGTGTGGAATGAAACATACTGATGCCCCAGGTGTCAGAATCGAAGAGATCATGGACATGTCAAAGGAGTGGAAAGAATCTTCTTGGGCAGGTGCAAATGAAATCTTTAAAAAGATTGGTGGAACTGGATGGAAGTTTGTAAGAGGTGATGCCACGATTGATGATGGTGCAGTTAAGGATGCCTTTAACAGAGTTAAGAAACAAACTAGACTTTCGTCAGAAGACAAGTGGAATCCTGCTGATATCTGGATGGTTAAAGCAAATAAAATTAATCAGGTAAAAGCACATCTTGATAAGGAAGTTACTATTGATTGTTTGAACAATGCATTGAACCAGTTAATTAAAGATAATCTCTTGGTTGGGATATCTCTGAAAAAGATTGAAGGTTCTCCTAACATGACACTAAAGAATGCATCTTCTGCTCAGGAAAGAAAAAATAATGAGAAGGCACACTTTGCTAAGTATGATCTAACATTTGACAATGGTAGAAGAAGTGATAATCATCCTATGGATGTATATCTTTACTATGGTAATGGTACATTTGAAAAGTTCCAAGCAAGAAACTTTGGTGGTGAATCTAAAGGAGATTGGAAGTTAGAACTTAAAGGTAAATCTGCTGCACAAGGTAAGATTCAAGGTAAAGTTTTGAGAGATTTGATTTCAGATATTGTTAAAGGTCCTGTTCCTCAAGAGGCAGAGTGGAATAAGTGCACAGGTAATGAATATGATCAAGAGATCTTTGATCTTCTTAAGAAGTATGATGCAAAAGGTTTTAATGAAGAAACTGCCATGGAGTTTATTACAGATGCAAAGCAAGCATGGAAGTATTCTAAGTTATCTGGTCTAAGATTACTTGACTGGATGTCTAATCATAAAAAGAAAGATCAGATCATGAAAGAGATCTATCTTTACGCATCCTCACAGTCTGACAAGTCATCTGTGTATTGGAAACTGCAGTAGACAGTTAAGGAACTGGCACACATACACTATGGATTCAACTTTGGTATGCTATAATAATGGTATAGACACAGAGGAAACCTTGCCTAACAAACACCTTGAGCACCCAGAAGACATGATCATGTATGGTCGTCGTGCTGCTCTGAGGACTGTCAATGCTCTGTTGCACAAGCATCTACCACTTGGTGTGAAGTGGGATGGTGCTCCTGCTATTGTGTTTGGCACTAACCCTGAGAATGGTAAGTTCTTTGTTGGTACAAAGTCTGTATTCAACAAGGTTAAGGTCAAGATTGCTTATTCATACGAGGACATTGATGCGTATTACAAAGGAGAAGTGGCGAACATACTTCGCCTATGCTTTCGTCACCTTCCTAGGATTGGTGGTATTGTCCAAGGCGACTATATTGGGGTATCTGGGGGTCGTACCTATACTCCTAATGCTCTTGAGTATCGGTTTGCTACCGAAACCCCTGGTCATATTGTCTTTGCCCCTCATACTGGTTATGACGTTGTTTCTCCAACTGCCACTCCTCGTTTTGGTGTTAATGTTTGCGGTGAGTCTGATTGCTTTATGCTTGGGGTAAACGAAGCAACTGCATTCGTTGAGGGTAAGGTCAAGTTTAACTGGTTCAAATTCATGAAGAACTTGGTCAGAGCAAAGGTTCCTAAGGATAAGAAGACTCGTGATGCAATATTCAAACATATCAATACTTGGATTCGATTGGAGATGGCACCTCCCTCTGCAGAACTGTATAGTGCTTTACCTGATAAATATAAGCAAGAGGTTAATCTTTACACGTTCAAGGTGTGGGATCAAATCTTCCAACTGAAACAGTCACTCATGAGCAACATCCGAGTCAGTGGTACTGTCACTC